CGCCATTGTCTGTTCGTTCAATGCCGATTGAAAATTCTCATTTCTCGTATTGGACAGATTAATCACATCAATGAGTCTTGAATCTGCTACCGTATCTTTCTCTTGCCATGACTTAACTTCGTCACGATGACTTTGTGCAGTTTTATAAATATAAAAAAAAGTTGCCCCAATAATAACTGCTGGCAGTCCTATTCTTTCTATTAATTGTAATAAACTATCTACTTCCATGAGATCAGGATGTATCTTTCCAGTTGCATATGCATAATCTGCAGGGTTCATTTTGCACTATCCCTCCTGAAAATAATTTCATCATAGTTATTCATAAAGTACCAAACCAGATAGGCTCCAGATGAAATCAGAGTGATATAAATCAGGCAGAATATGAATAGTCCTGTCATGGATTACTCAGGATTCATTTCTGCTTCTTGTTCAGCTTGGAAAGTAGTCCATGCAGTCTTAACTTCATCAGTCCACAGTTCTTCTGCAATTTCCTTAACTGTTTTCATAATTGGATCACCATTCTCATCAGTACCACGTTGAATGGTTTGAGTTTCACCAGAAACATCCATATCTGATGTAAGCACTCTGCGGTGGTATCCACCTGAGTCAGTAATCTCCCGAATCTGAAGATGTTTGTAGTCTGTGACTACTTCTATTTTATCTAGTTCCATTTTAAGCAGTTATATACGTGATTACGCCCATTAAATCGCGTGTTTGAAGGTCAGTATTTGTTACCGCGCCCGCTCCAGCGGATGCTTTGACATATACTGTAGTCGTTGAACCCATATAGAGACTCGAAGCGGTACCATCCGAGGAATAACTCAAAAACCCACCTCCTCGTGAGTTCGTGCCTGCTGCCGTGAAAGGTAGACTTTTAATTTGAGCACCACTTCCATCGGTATCACTGCCCCAAAGAATCGCGAAAGATAAAGTTACAAGCCTACCAATTTTGGTGTAGTATCCAGTGGCCTGATCAAAATCTACGTCACCCGTAGGAGTCCAAGAACCTTCCTCATAATCCAGTCCTGTTGTGCCAGATAGTGTTACTGTTCCTGTAGAAACAGGATAATCACCAACAGAGATAGTCCCTGACCTTGCACCAACTTGATTTATTATTCCGCTCATGAGGTTCTACGCGCTCCAATCTTGGTCTATGTATGAAATGAAAATATCCATAGTTTTGTTTGTGTAAAATCGAATTTCATCACCAGCAGATAATACCAGTTTATCATTCCAAACAAATACACCATATCGTGTAAGTGGTGTATCACCAGTATTTGGTATTATATCCAGAGAACCTCCTGCACTTGGTACTATTCTTAACCCAATATCGGCTGTATCAGAAGAAATATTAGACATAGTAATACTTAGTATAGTCCAAATATGACTTGCTGGTACTGTTACATCAGTACCACTCCACCACGCATTATTTAATCCATCTTTATAGAGATTTTTTAAAACCTCTGTTCCTCCTCCATCTGGTATTGACATAATTTCTCCTTAGTATCCTAAGACAAATGCTTGATGTGTACTTGATTGCATAAAAGCTCCTTTTTGTTTGATTTTTGAATTTGTGTCTGTCTCCAGCCCACCGTTAGCAGTGATAAGACCAGAGGTAGTGATTACAACATCGTTTGCAAGTTCATCTGTACCTACTGCATCGGCTGTAATAGAAGTAGCTACAGCACCTTCAACAGTTGTAACATCACCTGTTAAATTAGGCATTCTAGTATCAAGTACAGTAAAGTTGGCGTTATCTCTTGCTCTACTCATTTGTTTCTTCTTCTTCTACTGGTTGTTGATCTTCCTGCATTTCAGTAAGGGCTTGCTTATACCCCAAGAGTCTTTGTAACTGAGCCTGTAGCTCAGGGATCTGTTGTTGTATCTTTGTGATCTGATCATCACACTGTTCTTGTGTTAGTTGCATCTATGCGTTCTCCAGTGCTGTTACTTTGGTTGATAATTCTTGGACTGCTTTGATTAAAACTGGGACAAGTAAATCCCGACTTACAAACATATAGGCATCTTTCGTAGGATCTTCAGGGTCTTTATCTCCAACCTCACCAGTGACAGCGAACGGATATATTTCTTTAAGTTCTTGGGCAATAAGCCCAGCAGGAACGTGCGAACCATTTTTCTTCCAATCGAATTCTCGGACCTTCATGTCCATAACATTATCCAATCCATGTATTTTTGTATCAGCAATATTATCTTTTAGTCTTTCATCGGATTGGTCCGCAATACTAAATGTACCACCATCATTCTGGAGAACTCCGACATCATCTCCATCACCGTCTTTAGCAGCAACATAGTAAGTTAAACTTCCCCCATTATCCGCGCCTGCTTCTATTCTTATACCATGTCGAGCAGAAACACCTCCACCATGTTCAAAATTAGCTACATAGCTCCCAGTAGTTGTGTGACTGACCTCTAACGGGTAGCTAGGTGATATATCACCGATGCCAACATAGCCATCCGCTCCTTCAATAGCAATTGCAGTAACTGGTGTGTTACTTGCATCTCCTCGCCAAGTTTCCAGATACATATTCCCACAAGTAGTCCCTGACCTGTTTGATCTCAGTCCAGTCATAAAGGGATAACTAGCCCCTGCCGAAAACGCTAATCGTTCGCCATCACCATCTACTGTTAGCTTATAAGTAGGTGATATATCACCGATGCCGACTCTGCCAGCATCTGTAATAACCATTTTTTGAGTTATTGAATCACTATAATTTGTATGAAATTGCAACTCGCCATGTAAAGGCCCCCCAGAGTTCACCACCTTACCTAACACATGCCCAATGGATGCTGATGAACCAACACCAGTAGGAGTTGCAGTACCGACAGAAAAGGTGAGACCAGCTAAATTGTTCTGCGTTTCTGCTGTTCTAACACTGATAAAAGCTGTCCCATCATCATCAGCACCAAATCCTGCGACTGTTTCTAAATTGCTTGTGTCTATGACTTCAAGCGCTACAGCGGGAGCACAGCCGATGCCGACTTTACCAGCATCCGTGATAGTCATTCTATTAGCAGAGTCTGCTTGTGTACGGATATGGAGTTGAGATGAGCCAATATATAACCAATTTTCAGTAGAATCAGCCGCGCAAGTTGCTAATTTTGTTGTACCTGACGAACTACCATGAAGCCCAATTAATGATTTTACATCTAAAGCATAAGAAGGAGTAGTCCCGATGCCGACCCGATTAGTCGTTGAATCGACCTTTAGTGTGTCTGTGTCTACTGTAAGATCACCAGAAATCGTGGCTGAAGTAAGTGTCCCTACTGATGTAAGATTGGTAGCAGTAGTAATTGCTGATTGAGTAGCACCTGTTACTGTGGCGGCTGTCCCAGAAGCGTTACCAGTAACATCTCCTGTCAATCCTGCGGAGAACGTAACTGCACCATTGAAGGTTCCTCCTGAAGCCGCACTGACTGCATCTGCAACCTCAAAGGTCTTGAATGCTAATACTACCAACTCATCTGAAGCTGCTACTGCCGCTAAACCAGTAATTGATGTACCTGTAGTTGCTGTATAGTCCGTTGCATCCAACCTAACTCCATTGAGAAACACAACTATGTTGTTTACCTCATACGATAATGTTGGAGTAAAAGTACCAGCGGCAAAAGAAGTTTCACTGCCACTAGCAGTAACCTTATGAATTACTAACGAAACACCACCTGAAGCTGTAGCGGCAATCCAAGAGGCTCCTGTGGTTTTATAGACCATCATATTGTTATCAGTGGTATTAAAATAAAGCATACCATCTGCTAACGCTCCATTGTCATTGTCAGTAGTTGGGCCATCTTTGGTGCCATTGTAAGTACCATAGACACCATAACCAGTAAATGTTAGGGCTACTGCCGATCCTGCTGCTGCCATATTCTCTGATACAACCACTGCCGTTCCTACTACTGAAATAACATTAGGAGGAGGTGATGGCATTCCTGTACCAGTAACAACCTGCCCCACTTTTATATTTGATCCGCTTGCTACAGTAATTGCAGAAGAATTCTTAGCCCACGTACCATTAGTAGTAGGATTAGTACCTTGGGTTGATGAATCCGACATCGTTCCGAGATACGTATCATTAAAGGAGTCTAAGGAACTTGCTACTGCGGCAGCACTTGCTTTAGCGGCAACCTCAGATGCGGCAGTAGTTACTACGTCTGCATTTGTTAATACTACATCTGCATTTGTTGCTTCAACATCCTCACCCGTCGAAATAACATCTGCATTTGTAAGAAGTACATCTGCATGTGTTAAAAGAACGTCTGCTGCAGCTTCTGCTGCTAATGTTTTAGCAGACTTTTCACTTGTACCATCAGGACTTGATTCATCAATTGCCCATGCCTTTGCTGATCCTCCACTAGCTGTTTCATCACCAATTGCATATTCCTTAGCGGAATATTCAGATTTATGAGAAGAAGAACCAATAGCCCATTCTTTAGCACTTGCATCTGTTGCAGTACTTGATGGAGTAGAACCCGTTTCAGTTGCCCAATCTTTAGCAGATCCAGCAACATTATCTACACCTGTACCACCTATGGCATACGCTTTACTGGAAAAATCATCACTTCCTGTAGATGCATCAACAATTCCATCAACTTTAGTAGCCCAAGCTTTAGACTCTTCAATACCTGAAGTTGCAACTACAGTGTCCAATACTAACGTCCAATTTGCTGTATCATTCTCGGTTAAATAAGAACCTGTTGAATCATGTTTAGTGATACATATATATATATTACCCTTTGTAAGTGCTGCCGTAGAATCACTATCACTATTCTGTTTAACAAGATCCTTCACTACATATGCTGTTCCTGTAACCCAATCTCCTCTATAAATTCCTATATCTCCTGATACTGATATATCACCATTTGCATCAAATCCTACATATTTGTTTGCTCTTGTCGTTTTGGTTGCTGAAAGTGTTGTTGCTCTATCCTGGACATTTTCAAAGTTAGTCCCGACTACAGAAGTAGAATTGAATTCTGCAGTAGCTAATTCTTTGGCAAACTTGAATGAATAATCCTTACCATCTGCTAACTGCTGTGTCATTACAGTTATTTTATCTAAGCCTGTCTCTACATTTTCGATGTCAAGAGCATCATTATTGATAAAGTTCTGTCCTTGTAAGTAAGGAAGGGATCTGACAATAACTACACCCACACCATCTGCAGGAACATTTCCTGAAGTGAACCTAATGTTTGCCGTGTTATCTGTTCCTATCGTGACAGCATATTGGGAGTCGACAGTTTTTTTAACACTATCAACATAAACTTCTACATCATTTTTGGTGTAGATCGGGGCAGGAGTCGCAAAATCAGTGCTAGTGGTTGCACTGGATGCTGTTGTTGAAGTACGATGGGATACGCTATTGATCATCGGAAAGGACCTCCATGAGAGACAAAATTGGTTGGACGTAAGGCATCAATATACTGTTGTTGATCAACACCTTTGCTCCAGTTCTCAACCATCTGGGTATATCCAGGTTGCAGTGTTTCCATTACCTGATAGTGGACCAAGTAATTGTATGCTAATTCAGTATAGAACAGGTTCATGAACGGAGTCCGTTCCCTTATCATGTTCCATGCATCAGCAGCACCGTCCTGCCCAGTCGCCAGTCCCTTACCTAGCGATGCAACGTCCTTAAAGAATTCGTAATGTGGACCAAGTAGAGTTTCATCAAAGGATGAATGATGTCTACCAACCTCTTCAAGTAAAAAGTCACCAATACCTGCAGCAAACCCACTTTGTACTATTGACTCTAATACTGTATTGAGGTTATCTGGTCTTCTAGGTTCCTTTCCTTTAATCAAGTCTTTTACTGCAAGCGAAGCATAACCTAATCCAATCATTGGAGTGAGGTGTAGCAAGCTTGGAAGTCCCATTTCCCACATACGTGGCAGTACTTTCCGTCCCATTACTACTGGATGTGAACGAAATGTAAAGATCATTTGTGCAACTACTGCAGGAACAGTCCCTCTCTGGAAGGTTCTCATCATAAATGCACGATCCATTGCATCAGGTGTAGGGACTGCTGCCCTTGCTTCATTTTGGAAGAACCTATCTAGCATAAACCCCAGACGTTCCCCCTTTTTCCCATCAATCTTCTGTCGGACCCAATCCGATGTTATAAATCTTTCACTTCCTACTTCAACATCTTTGAAGTTTGGATTATTTTTAACTCTTTCTTTCAAAGAAAAGGAACCTGCTGATTGTAGATCCAACCAATCTTTTTCCTGGAATCTATGTTCCTTCAATGTTTTCTTCAATAAAGGATCAAGATCTGCCCACTTTGTTTTCATCTTGTGAGCAAGATGCATTGACATAGACCTACCCCATACTTCCTTCCATGTATTTGTCCAAGCATTTAATCCACTAATATCAAACATCAATTGAGCACCACGGTTCAATCTTTCGCCAAATGCATAACGACTATGCGTTGACTGCATAAACCCTTCTAGTGCTACATTTATGTGGTTTAAGACATATTCACGTTCTGCTTTGCTCTGTATCTTGTCTAAACGGGCACGGAATGCACTTATTATGTCTCCATATGATCCAAGGAACCCTCTTCCATGACTGTGCAGATTAACAGCAACTGATGCAAAATCCCCAAAGGATGAGATCATTGACTTGCCCATAGTTGTTGTTATCAACCATGAATGCATCCCCCTCATAAACTTTGCTACTGAAGGTCGACCTACTACATAAGCTTCTCCTGACACCTGTTTCCACAATGAATCCAACTGATCACGTTGCCATCCTGATAGTTTCACAGGTTTTGCTTTTGCTGCATCAGCATTTTCCACCATCTCATTCCATTTTGATTTGGCATATACTACCTTCAATTGTGCATCAGGCTCCAATGCTGCAACTTTTGCACTATCTAAGCTGTCAGGGTGCTTATCATGCCCATATGCTCTCCATTGACCCTCTAGATCCATTAGATCAGATTGTTTCCATTCACGTACAATCCCTGCCTTATCTATATAAATCTTCTCACCTTCCATCCTTTTTCTTAAATATTTATATGCTTCTTTAGGATTACTCCCGAATGCTTTAAGAAGGACTACTCTATCATCCATTACATCCATTCCTGATATAATGGCTTCTACAGGATTCTCATGTCCGAACTGTTTATTGTATTCCAACCATGCTGTCTTATCCTTTAACTGTAAATGACGGGTCATTTGTAGTCTTTTATTTAAAGACTTATTCATTATATTCCCAGACCAGTCAAATTCGTCGATGTTTTTGGTAATTGCATCATATACAGAATTCAAATACCTTTTACGTGCAGTTTCTGTCATATCTGCAAATGAATTACCTCTAACATCAAAGGACTTTTCAAAATCAACCCTGTCATGGACATAATCAACCCATTGCTTCTTACCTGCTGATACCATCCTGATTTGATCATGCCATTGCTGTGTAAGATGGTCATCCCTCCAGAGCATCCCTGCTCCATATTGATTTGCTTCTCCTACTTGTGCCTTCTTTTCATTGAATGATGCCTGACTGAATTCAAATGCCTCCGAATTGTCTCCTTTTTGTTTCCCCGTAAATGGGAGCATTTCTTCTACTGTAGCTTCCTGGAATGCTTTGTCTGAAGATTTCCTGCTGAACAGTTTTCTATCAAAGGATAATGCATTGAAGATCCTACCCATACGATTAGTTCTACGAGTATCTTGATCTTTGGCTGCATTCTCTAAAAAACCATATATTTTTTTATACACTTCATTACTAGAACCAGACATAAGGTTCTGGAAGAATGGTATTCGGGATGTTAAATAATTCCTGGCTACTTGTGTGGAATGAAGACGAAAGGCTTGTCGTTTTGCAGCTTCAGGACCAAGTGCCGTGAGTTTATCAAGATTTAGATCCTTGATAGAATCTATAACATCTGCAGCTTCATCAAAGCTGATCTTGAATCTTTTTGCTAAATTACTTGCACAAATCATCGATTCTTTTTAAAGCAGTTAATACTATAATTAATGATCTTTTCCAATTCATCTGCGGATCTATTTACTATAGATCCTCCAAAATCAGTAAGTTTCCTTTGAAAGTCTGGTGTTACAATACTGTCAATTGCATCCCCTGCACTTTCAATGAATGTATCTATAGTTTCATTAGCTCTTATAGATTCTAGTTCTTGTTGTGGTCTGCTTAAGACTCTATCTGCATCTTGAGTAGCCTGACCAGCTATCTCTTCTGGAGTAATATTATGGTCAGGATAGCGTTGTCCTGCAGGAGTTAGAGAATCATTAGGACCTTTAGGTTTGTAATCATTAGGCATAACAGAGCCTAATTCTCCATCACCAAGATCTTTGGATACTTTTGTAAGAGCACCTAATTTAAAATAAGACGGGGCTTTTATTATAGATGGTGCTACTTGAGCAAATGCACTCAAAGAAGCTCCAGCACCGAAAGCAAAACCTACATCAACCAAAGCCTGTTGCCATCCCCATGGTTGCTGGAATTTTTCTTTTTTTGGCACTAATATGGTTGCTTCTGCAATACCTGCAAATAATGCTGCTTCAGTTCCTGTCCTTAGCACATTACCTATTGGTTTTTTGAATCCATTTAATCCTATTCCCATACCTCTATTTATTGCCCTTGCTGTAGTTGCCATTCTTGATACCAAACCACTCATAGGCATCAACATCAAAGGATCAGGTAATGAGCCAATTAAGAATCCTCCTATCCTAGAAGGTTCCCACATCCCAACATTTTGATTAAACCATCCATATGCTTGTTCTCTAGCATGTTCTTTTTTAAGAATATCCATTTGTCCAAATGTGACCCCTTCTTCGTATTGAATAGGTAAATCACCAACGAACTCTTGGAATTCATTTTTTGTTACTGGTCTTGTTGCTTCAGGACTTGAATAAAAATCACTACCTGCCATTCCATATTGTAACCATTCAATAGCTTGTACTACAGGTGTTTGATGGAACCCTTCAGATACAGAACTTGTAAAAGTCCCCATCCCACCAGGACGATATCCTCTGAGTGTTTTTTTTAAAATATCTGGTCTTGCATATGTATAGGATTGTCTAAACATCATCTGACTCGTGCATGCATAAAATGAGAACGAGAAGGATCAAATGGAGGATTATCTTTTATTCCTTCATAAAAATCATCATCCAGCCAACTACCTAAAAAAGGAGCACCCTTTAAATATTCAACGAATTTGCTCCTAAAACTCCCATGTTTTTTTAATTCTTTATCTATGTAAGCACGCATTTCTGTGTCTGAAGGTTCAGGCATATATCGTTCTCCAATATTTCCTCTGAAATGTTCAATCATCGGTTTAATGACAAAATCAACCTGACCTTTACTGTAACTTTGTGGTGATCCTAGTGGTGCTCCTAAAAAAAATCCTTTCATTAAATCCGTAGCTGGAAATTGTTGTCCTGATATGTTGTATTTAGTTGGTGGTTTACCACCACTACCTAAGTATTCTTTTTCATGAGTCATTAGGTCTTCCCAGATCGTAGATCCTCCAAGGCGTGGTCCTGGTAATTCATATATCTGTTGAAGCCCAACAACTATTTCTTCTGATAAGGCTAATCGTTGTATTTCTTTTTCATCAGCAACGTGATGCTTCCCATCCACAACCAGAAGTCCTTGAATGCTGGTTGGGTTCCAATCATTAAACCACCAGGAATTTTCGATTTCTTTATATTTTTTTATAACTGTCATCCAGCCATTACCATCCATTGCAGGAGCCACATCTATTTGAACTGTTCCACGAGATTTAAAAGCTTCTTCTAAAAACGTTCTTTTTTGTGATGGTGTCAGAGATTCTTTAAAACCTAAAACATCTAATTGATTTATATTTGTTACATTCATCAAAGTTTCAGCAATACGTCTTCTGGCTCCTGATACAATTTGTTCAGGGCTTAAATCATATTCTCTTGCAGCAGATGTAGATAAACCGTGATAAGACCCTGTGTCTTCATCCCTTCCTACTATTGTCCAACCATATAAACTTTTAACTGCACGACTTATAGCACTGTATTCGTTGTAACCTGAATTCTGTATATAAGAACTTGCTAATTGTTTTATAGTCTCAAAATGTTTCTGTTTATCTGCATCATTTTTTTCTAAATGATATCCTGATGGGTTGCTGTTTAAGTGTGATCGTATATCTTCATTTTTAATTTGATCATCAGGTTTTATATTCCTTGCATGGAACAAATCCTGTTTGACTTCAGGATAATATTCTAAATCATCCCATAATCTATTTACCGTCCACATGTAAAAATCCCCTTTGGTATCAAAATGTGCTTCACGATCATTATAATCTTTAATAGCTAGATCCTCATCTCTATTCCATCGGAGCATTTGTGGCGTTTTAATCCCCAAAATATCGTTCCAAATTCCAATATCCACATTAGGATCAGCCAATCCTAATAGTTGGCTTTGCAAAATATCTGTTGCTAATTTTTTCCATGGTTTCCTCCAAAGTTCAGCTATTTCAGGATGTGCTGTTATTGTCTGCCCTAAATTTTTGTAATGGTATCGTTCTTTCATTGTGCATACTCACTACTTAACCGGTTTTGATATTTCCCACCACCAAATCCACCAATAAATTCCGAGTGACCATGATCAATCAACCATTTATTTAGCATCAATCCATCATCGGTAAAGATATATACTAGTGGTCTACCGAATTCTCCAGTTCCATAGACTTCCATTCTTACTTTACGATTTTTTAAATAATCCTTAAGTGCATCTCTTGTCGCTTCTCCTGCTTGGTCGGGTCTTCCCAGTTCTTTTGTATCAACATTTCCTAATCTGAATTTTACTCCATCGACAAAAAGTGTATCTCCATCATGCACATAATCTATTTGTCTCCATTTTGATGAATCAGCAAAATTAGTATTTATTACTTCTCCAGTCTCTTTAGCATTAATAATATCATCAGCTTCGGTTCCACCAGGATCTTTTCTCACATCCTCTAATCTTTCAGTTGCTATATCTGAATATACTTTAAACAGTTTCTCTTTATGCATATCTTTACTTACTTCTTTGCTTAAAGCATTTATAGCATCTTCTATGGGTTTAGGTTCTATCATCCGTACAACAGATTCGATATTCAACCGAATACGTTCCTGCCAACTTTTAAGTTTGTCAAATGGAGATCGGAAACTACCTAATCTTTCTCCTAATGAACGTCCTTCATGATCAGGAACATTTAATGGATTAGTAAGATTTGTATTGGGATTATATATCTGATTACGAAGATAATTAGTATAAGCATCTAAATCATATGTTAGTTTTGCACTGTCATAAGGGTCAGGGGTATGTTGATCTTTTAATTTAGACGCATAAGTATCAGCTTTATCAAAATCAAATAATAAATTCCATTTTGCTTTTTTTTGTGTTTCTGTCATCCCTAGATATTCTTTCCAGTTTTTACGTACATATTTTATTAGTCCTCGTTTTTGTTCTCCTTTTCTAAGAAATGTTCTTGATTGGGTCGCATGTGAACGAAGATTGATATACCATGCAGGTTCTCCTTCTGGAAATCGTTGGGTTACCTTCTCTTTATTAAAGAGTTCATCAATTATTGGTTTTAAAGATTTAGAAGGATCATTCTTTTGGACATGGTTATCTATTTGTTCCCTTACACGAGCATCGTCAGCACGATCTTGTTCATTATCATATTTAGCCTCTTTTGTGCTCTTTTGTGACTTGACCGCCTCTTTTTTTAATTCAAGACGTAATTCTAGTGCAATTTTTTGCAGTGGATTTACTTCTTCTACTAACTGATTAATTTCAGTAGACAGAGACGCTAGATCTTGGTCTGACGACTTCGTTTGAATCTGTCTATCAAGATCTGCATATAATACAGACTGATCTTTTTCTTTTATTCTTCTCTCTTCATCCTCTTTATTTAATCTCAATCCTTTTTCTAACTCCAACAGTTTGTTTTCCAGATTTTGAAGTACTATTTGGTCTTTAATCTTTGCTTTGGCAGTTTGGATCAAGTTCCTTGCATCCGAAGGCTTTTCTGATTTGATTGCTTTTCCTATAAGGATTGCTGCTTCTAGACTATCTGCATCTCCTTTATCCTGCGTTTCTAATTGTATCTTTTTAAGATCACGTATTCCTGTAAGATAGAGTCTCTGATTATCAGTGATATCGGCATCTTTTATTTCTTCATCTGTAAGTAAGGTTTCAGGATCTTGGCTGGTTTTGATTTTATTTCCTAAACCTAATGAAACATTTGCTTGCCTTATATTAGTTTTCCGATCTGTTTCTACTTTTTCTATTTTTTCATAATTTTCTCTTGCTCCATGCAGTATAGCTAACTGATTTTTCTTAAATGTAGGATCAAGATCTGTTCGGCCCTTTAAAGTACCGAGCATTTTATCTAAATCAACTGTTGACCTAACTTTAGATAACCCAAGACGTATATCAGCCTCATCACCTGCTTGAACTAATGCCCTAGCATCACCTTTAGCCATGCGATATAAATCACTCACAGTATTTAGATCTGCATTTAGAATTGCTTTTTGTTGATCATTTTGAGGTTGTACTCCTTCTTTTGGGGAACCCCCTTCCATAACCGCATTATAATTAGTAATAAAAGTCTGTTTTTTTTCTTCAGAATTTAGATTTTGTTTTATTATACGCTCTGCTCTACTTTCTGTGTCTAATCTTTTGCGTTGATCAATAAAACCTTGCAGTTGAATTCGTCCTTTGTCTCCGATACCGATATTTGCATCTAATTCATTTTGAATTTCGTCAATTGGTATTTTATTATCATTAATTTTGTTGATAATTTTCTCTGAGTCAATTACCCCCTGCTTTTGAATACTAGATTCTTTTGAATCTATATATTGTTTTACAAGTGTCATGACCTGTTGAGCTTGTTCAGGTATTGGATACCATTTTGTTATATTTTTAGCATTTGGTCGCCATGTGTATTTACCATCTCCTGAATAATTTGACCTGACATCCAATGTTACTAATGCTGCGAATTGCCCTGCTTTAGGATTGTTTATATCAGCACGTAAATAAAGAAGGGTCTTTTGGAAGTCCCATGAATTCTCTTTTTGCTTTTGCAGACGTTTTAAATCCGTTTTATGTTCTGATTTTACTGAATCCCATAGAGGTTGACCTATTTCCATCATTTCTTTACTTGTAAATGGGCGTACAGACGGATCTTGTATATAACCTTTCAAATCAACATAAGCATTTGTTTTTTTGGCATTTACATTTGCTTGCCATAACGGGAATAAATGTTCCATACTTGGACCAATCCCTGCTGCATCCGTATATTTATTTACTACTTCTTTCCATGTCAACTCAGACATCTTATCTGGAAACATCCCAAAATCCCGAGTTGCTCTTATTTGGGAAAAATATGCTCTTATCCTGCTAAGTTCCGTGTTATATCGATCTTTACCTAAAAACCCATCTTTTTTAATCCATTCAAACTCTTTGTTAAAAGCTACAATAAAACCTTCTGGATCACCATCTCCTCCTTGGAAAAGTTTAGCTGCATATTTTTGCGACAAGGCCGTAACTCCATCTGTCATCAATGCAACTGCTCTATCATTACGTTCAGTATTCATTGCTGAAACAGCAATCCTAATTGCCTGTTGACGTTGAGCTTTTAACTCTACTTGTAATCTACGATTGGTCTTGTCATCACTTGATAATTTTTGGGCTGTGCCCCATTGTGGTCCTTTTTCCCCTTCTTTAAAATAATCTATTACAGAATTCGCATTTAGTTTTGTTATTTCCCATGATGGTAAGACTTGTTCTCTGAAATCATCTAATTCTCTGTCTGTTTGTTCGCTTTGGATTTGTTTGTGCTCTTGGAATTCCATTTCACGATTGGACTTCTCCACCTTTGCAGCAACCCCTCCAAGCTTTGCAAAGAGTCCTTCCATGCTTTCAAAGAGAGACTCTTCTGCTTTTGCACGGCCTGTATTTGCAGTTCCTCTTTGAGGAGCCTGAGTCATAGGAGCCTGTTGCATCTGTGCTTGAGGAGTCTGCTGATTAAAATACTGTCTTGGAATAATCATGCTTTTCCTGCTGCGTAGGTTCCACCTGCATTAGCTAATGATGAGAATATATTAGCACCCCACATATCGTCAGCACCTGATCGTTTAGCTCTAGCCGATGCATAAAGGTTATTATAGGACATCATGGTTTGTTCATAGTCTGCTTCCATCCATTGGTTGTAACCTCTAGTTGCAGATTCAACATCTGTTTGAGTAGACATAGCAACCTGTTGTTGGTTGTACCATGCATCAAAGGCTTGTTCGACCTGCACATCCTGGGTAGTACCCATCTCAGAGATGGCTCCCGAAGATGTTGTTGCAGTTCTGACTTTACCAACTGCCTGATCACCTGCTCTAGCAGCCAACGCCAACTGTTGACCACCCTGATCCATTCTTTTTGTAGTAAAGTCGTAAAGGTTATCACGTTGTCTTTGGACATTACTGAAGTGGTTTCTAAGGATTGCATCAGCATATGCTTCATCGACATCTGCTTCTGCATAAGAACTTCTTTTAATAGCATTAGCTTTGCCTACTCCTGAAGCAAATTGAGCAAAAGCTGCTGCACCTAACCACCAAGCTGCCATATCAGACGTTCATTTCATGTTCAGAAACAAGAGCAACCAGCGTCATTGGAAAAGGCTGATCGCATAGAATCTTGATTTGTTCCTCATCCAAGGATCTGCTCAAGATATTTGCTGTTTTATTACCTGTAAATAAAGGAACCATCGTATTCAAATCATCCTGTGTTAAGCGGAAAATGAATTCTTCCAGGTCATCATCATCTTGGCCGAATAGTCCTATTTTAACGCCTAGAGTATCGTGTAAGAGAAGATGAGCCTTTACCACCCTATCCCTACCAACTACAAATAAACTTCCGTCTACAGCCTGTTTAGGAGTCAGACAGGTCAATTCTGAGTTATAAGGTAGTCCTGCAACCAGTTTTGTAACTGCTGTATTTATTGTCAGAACTCCTGATGAAGAATTAACTGTTGCATTGGGTTGTACTGCTCCATCTCCAAGGATTCTTAGTTCTTCAGCTTTCAGATGCAGGTAGTTTGCAGTAGTGAATTCTGAAGAATCAGTCTTATAAAGCCCACAATCTACAAAATGTGCAAGATCCTGTGTCGTTTCAGTAGGTTCATAGAACTTTTCAAGGAATTCGACATATCTGACAAAGCCACCATTTATATTTCTTCTAACAATCATCCATAATTGATCCCGTCCTCCTCCAGGAATGACTGCCATTGATTCAACTTCGCCATGCTGAATACTCCAAACACCAGCGGTTTCAGTTCCATTGACTCCTGCTATTTCATGTTGACCCCATCCTACTACTTCTAATGTGTCCTCAAAAGACATGGATGCAAGAGTCCCATCTTCCATACGGCACCATGTCAAGGAATGAGGTTGTTTCTGATAGACAATCTCTTTCATTTCTTTACCTACCAGTTCATCTGCCTGATATGAGATCTCTCTGGACTCATATTGGACATCTTCTCCACTGAATGTAAGCAGACGGAGTTTCCGTTTGTTAAACTGTACATAGATCATGGCATTACCAATCCTTACAGGCTTAACATCTGCTGCTTCCCAGGATGTATCACGTATGATAGAGAAGTTGGTAGGAGTAATAGTGTAGTTATTCTCTGAACCATAGAGATTGAAGACACCTCCAGAAGTACCTAGTGAGAGTTTCTTTCCTTCAGCAATCCAATAGATTTCATCTACAGTATCCGAATCAATGGTCAGACTGATAGCATTACTATCTAGAATCTGCTCTCCCATGATCGTTTGACCAATGGAATCAGATGCACCTGTAGAGATACCAATCTTGCTATCAGGAGCAAAACTATGGAAATCCCCTGCTTCTGATAACCAAACTGTAGTGGGATATTGGGTCGAAGAACCTACTACAAGACGTTGTTGATGGATTTGAATACAACTAGGCCACTCATTATCCCCTCCCAGAATACCCATCCTCCATTCACGAGTATCGACATCAACAATACCTACTTCACCTTGAGATGTTGCAGTAATTGATCCGAGTCCTCCTGCCACTGCTGTTATTTTAAACCATGCCCAACGTATACCCTTGGTTTTTTCTGCTTCTGATCCTGCAAATACATTGACTCTGATAAGACGTTCAGTATCTTCAGCATCAAAAGAGTGTCCAGACGCTGTAATAGTACAGACCTTATCTTTTGCAATGACTTTCTTTTCAAGATCTAACTTACCTGTCCATTCAACGACTGATGCATCTCCTATAACGGGCGTTAACTTCGCACCTGTTCCTGATGCATCTACAATGTCAATAGTTGCATTTCCATAATTTCGCCCATTGTTACTAATATTAATTGTCCCATCAATTGTACCAGAGGAATTTGTTTCAAAAGTCGCAGCAAACCCAGAGCCTCCAGTAGTGCTAGTAGCAGTTAATTTATTTCCAGTAGAATCTCCGTGAGCTACATCAGCACCATATCCTGTTCCTCCTTCTGTGATAGTAACCGAGTCAATCCTAAGATTATTCAGCTTGGAAAGTTTAAACTCTATTGGAGAGCCACCTGCTTCTGTAGCAATCTGGAAAGAAGATGATTGTGCATTTACAACAAAATATTCTGTAGCAAGTGTGGGGAATAATGTTTCAGACTCAGAAGTAGAATCTGCAGTTACTAGGTTCCCTTGGCTTAGACCTGTTCCTGTAGGGAACTGAATCTTCATCCCATTCATTAGACCATGACCATAAAGAGTAAATCGGTTCTGGGTTGTGTCTACACCAACTCCGTCTACTGCTGTCCAAGCATAATCACTTCCTGTTACTGCCGTAACCTTGACTAATTTGGCATTATCCGTATTGACTTCATCCCATGGACCATCTTCAAAATCAACATCACTTAGGGTCCATACTGTATCATCTGCTGCTCTTAATACATTTGTTGCATCAATGGTTCTAGCTAGTTTTTTAGGTTGGAAATCAGGATGAACAATATAGATTACATCTGCAGATTGTGTGAAATCAAAGGTCTTGGTCTGTGCTTCTGAAATAGTCGTTGTTAGTTCATAAGGGTTATCATTGTCACTACCCAAAGTAGCAGTTGCAGTCGCTCCTGTCCCTGAAGAACCAGATCCTTCTGTTATTACTATCGTAGGAGCAGAAGTAAAACCTTTCCCAGGATTTGTTATAGTTGCAGCTCCCATATTGATAATAGTTGCAACATCACAAGTCGCATCTGCAGCACCTCCAATGGTGTCTTTTGAGATCGTTAAAGTGTCATTAACCACATAACCAGATCCTGCATCCGTGACGATCACAAGGAAAACTTCACCCGAAGAATCAACATGAACCGTGCCTTTTGCTCCAGTTCCTGTTCCACCAGTTAAGGAAACCCCATCGTAGGTTCCTTCGTCATGATCACTGCCATGGACAATCGTATCAACAGAGGGTGGGGTGCTTACACTGGGGGTCATAGCGATCCCATTAATACCATAAGTTCCTGCGAATTCGTTGGAATCGTCAACTCCACCTCCTCCTGTTGCAGTTAGAGTCCCTGCCGTATATCCAGTACCTCCCGCAATTGCTATTGATGCTACAGAACCAGACTCTTTCAACTGACCATTCTGAGTGAAGAATCGGATCTTGTTATTACTGAATTCTAAAACATAACTATCTGATTCTCCAAAATGGAAAGGAATCAATCTTGAACCCTCTGAAGTGTTTGTTGTGGCATCAGCAGCATAATAGGTTCCAGGTCTTCTCTTTGCAGGACCTTGAAGAAGAGGAACAAAATTCTTCATCTGTTTAGTCCCCTGTTTGTACAGTTCGGTGTCATACCGACCATGCATCTTGGGTGACAGTTCTCCTGCTGCAAAACTGTTCTGAACCCGATACTTAGTTGCCATCAGATTTTAGAATAACCTTCTGCAGGTGCATCAATAGGTTTCCATGGATCAGTGAATGCACCCATTCTTCCATCCAACCATGTTGAACCATGAAAATATTCTGGTGTCCCTTCTGTGGCATCCATACTTCTGGTGGTTGCCAACTCTAATGTGAACTTCTGCCACATTTCAGTTTTAAGAGCAGTTTTGGCAGTTAGAGGTTCTGCCAACTCCCATGCAAGTCGAATCCCAATGAGATTGACTACATTTGCATCAAGAACCGTCAAATCAGAAGGTCTTTGAATATACTTCAGTTTTATGGTTCCTGAATCTGTATGGAGTTTTGATCCTTCTATCCTATATGCAATAGTTGCATCATGGATTGCAAGGACTCTGATGCAGTCACTGGGTAGTGAATACTGGTAGGTATACCCCCATGCAGGAGTATCTGTGTCTCTGTTTAGGATAGTACGGGCCGTGACACAATTCCACGGATGGAGTCGCAGCACGGTATCCCGTACGTCATCAAACCTAAGTTTGCTTAGACGGGCACGTTCATTATTCTCATCAAGAGAAACAATCTTTTGTTCACCAAGATTGGTCAACGCAATATTGCAAATATCAACAGCACCCGCCATTTAGCCTCCTTAGTCGATTGTGTAGGTAATGATGCTCTGGATAGTTCCAGCAGCAGCAGCACCTGATCCCAATGTATGATGCAGAGTGATCCAGGACTCTGCAGGAAGAGCGTAACCTACTGCACCTGTGGCAATGACTCCAGTAAAGATCCATTGTGTTGCAGTAGAAGCAGCAGTTGCTGCCTGGAATTTCACATCATCTCCAGCAGTAGTTCCATCTGTAGGCAAATAACCTACTGATATTTTCTTACTGGCTCCCAAAGATGCTGATTGATACACCTTAATATCCCAGACTTTCGCCATTTTGGGGAGCACAGCAACGGGTACCAATCCATTGAGTGCCCATGTTCCAGTAGTACCTATAACAAATGTGTCATAGGCTACACGCATACGCCCACCTATATCTGCGACATTCCGCATAACAGGTTTGGCATTTCCGCTTTGTGCGGTATTCCCCATATTCGTTGCATAGAATGCTGGGGTAGTTCCTGCAGTTATTGCAGCCATAATTTTCCTTTCAGATTAAGCGTTTGCACATTTGATTTTGAGAACACGCTTTTCTTCTAAACGTGTAGCACCCATCGTCATCCGAAAGTAGATGTACTGGCTGAACCGTTTGTCAGGACGTTCATCTACACGGGCAACAATGTCTTCCCAGATGCAGAGTCCAAGTCCAGCACGATGGAAGCATAAAACATCTTCCACACTGCTTGCGACAGTGGTTTTTTCAGTTCTGATGAAGTTGAATCCCATGAAATGATCCACATCACCTGTATACAGAGCATACAGAGGTGAATAATCACGGTTTTTGTAACTATCATCATTTAACATGCCTTCAATCTGGGCCGATGAACAAACAATGAAAAGTGGAGAACGTCCACTTGCATCATAGTCATCTGCTTCATTTTGTTGAAGTATGCGTTGTGCTCGGATGAGCTTATCGACGGTAAGGGTCTTATTTGTCCCTGTAGTCCCATCTTGCTGAAAATCAACAGCAATATCCTGACTTGCATCTGCAGGCCATACAATTGCTTCATTGGCATCAGCACCTGCACTCGTTCCAGAACCATATGCAGTTCCATGAGCAGCAGAAAGGATGATGTCATCAATCTTACGTCCCATTGCCATTGCAGCCGATTCAACGTATGCACTGGTAGGGTCCATAATTAGACGCAATTTATCGGGATTGTCTACAAGCTTACCCCAGTCATAATCTTTCGGTGTTACCCGTCTGCGATCATGTGGGACATCCATCAACGGAGAATCCGCATGACGGGATGTGACCTCTACCGCATCGGTAGCATCGACACGATCCATGAAGACCTCTTCACCGATCTTGCCTGTTTCAAGGGTTACGGCCCCTCGAAGCCTTGAACCTCTTTGTTGGAGCAGATGCTGCACATTCGCAGAGTACTGCTTCACCATGGAGGTATTTATAGCATCATATGCCATAGGATACCTTTCTAAGTAGTTTAAGTTGGGTGTCCAACTGTCAAAGGGAGTTGCCCATTCCTGGACTCCGAACCCTTCCTACAGGGAGGTCGCTAAAGCGATTATCTCCCGAAAGGTTTCACATGGACTTCAAGTGCTTCCGATTATTCGTTTGCACTTTGGAACAATCGTGACATCTGCTTCACTGCAGAATCATGATTTGGATGTTCCTTGTTTAAATACGCTTCATTAAAGTCTTTGTCTCCAAATTTCTCATCAATCTTCTGCTGTGCATTGACTGGTGAGAGTTGAGTTGGTGAGTCTGTGCCCACTAACAATTGATGTTCAGCAAAACTTTTGCCTATATTAGACATCATTTTGATGATTTCAGGATGATCTCCAATCCTTGTATTTTCTACAAACTGAAGAAGTTCAGGAGTTGCGAACTGTCCAAAAGCACGACGAGCATATTCCATATTCTTGTCATACTCTTTTCCAGGCCATTCCTTCATCAAGGCTTGTTGACCTTCCATTTCCAGTTGTTCTATATGCTGTTGTTGCATCTTAGAGCTTTGTTGTTGTTCCTGTGCAGAAATTTCCAACAATTTCTCTGCCTGATTCTGAGTCAGACCCAACTGGTGTGCTTTGCCTCTGAATTCATCAAACTGTCCTGGTTGATTTTCAAAATCATCAAAACTGTAGCCTGATGGTTCGTCTGGCCTTCCTAATGCCTGATATACTCCATCCCAAGATTCTCCTTTTTTAGGGACTTGGACGAAGTTTTCAGGCGGTGCTCCCATCTTTCGTACAAGATGGACATAGCTTTGAGCCAACTTATCGACAGAATCGAAGTTACGAAGGCTCGGTTCATCAGCTAAATCTCCAGGGAGACTGGTTGAATCAAAGGATGGTGAATTATCCGCTGGTACTTCATTCGCAACGGGTTCACTGGTCGGTTCTTCCATATTCAGCTTCTAGTTTTTTGATATGTTGCATAACCTCCTGTGGGGAAGATCCTGCAAGCTGCATTAAACTCATTACAACAGATCGTGCACCTTCCTTAAAGGCAGAAAGATGAGAATCACCTTCCACGAAGGTTGTACTGAGTATTTTATAGTTCCTGCTTAGATCAGCTAATACCTCCTTACCAGCAGGACTGTTAAAAAGCTCATAATATAAAGTTCTTCTACGTTCCTCTTTTTTAAACATCAATTAACTCTTCTCTTTGCTTCCGCATCAGCAACATTTTTATCAACTTCAGATGCCATCTGTCCTGCAAGCATCTGTTGTTGTGCCATTTGTTGTTGTTGCCGTGCTTCCATAATCTGTTGCATTTCCTCATTCGTTCTAATTGCAGATGCAGGAGCACGTAGGATTTCTGCACCCAATTCAGTAATTCTACTAATATTGAGTCTTTCAATTGCCATAGGATCAATCTGTGCCAAAGGCATAATGAATTGCATCAATTGTGAAACTGCATTGAGTTCTACTGATCTCATTGAAACTGATACAGGATTCACATATTCCACCATGAAATCAACCTCCATCATTTCTTCAGGAGGAGGTGGAAGCATTCCAGATCTCATCATAAGCATGAAGGTACGTTCAATAAGAGGAGAAAGAAACTCTGCTTCTTGTCTGGCAACAATAGGACCAAGGATAATCAAACGATCCCTTTGTCTCATTGCAATCTCTGTTGCAGTAAATCGGAGTACATCACCATCACTTGCAGTAGGTCCAGGTAATTCCATCAAGTCCAAATAGAAGGCTTTATCAATAGCTTCTCTGACTTGACCCATCTTTGCATCTGCATATCTAGGTTCTCCAGTAGGGATCTGACCTATCATATCCTGAGAGGTGAACCCTGCACGGTGAAAGTTGAGTGCCCCAGCATAGGTTTTTAAGGGTGTTATAAACCCATCATCAGGCAGGGTCAACGCAGGGTCCACCTGCTTCTGAAGACCTTTGAGGTAGGTTTTCTCCATTTCATTGAGCATCCTGATATCTGGAAGTGCATCTCCTCCTGGGCCTCTCCCATATATTTCCAATGCATTCCTTGACCATCTACTACATGTGTATGGGAATTGGTCATATCCTCCAACACCAAGGATCTTCTTTTCTTCTTTAAGGATGTGAAGAGAAACCCAAGGTTTTTCAACTGTTTGCAATGCACTAGGTTTAAGAGAATGCCATGGTTTTACAACATGGAAACACTCAAAAGTTTCATAAGGTTTTCCAGATTCCATACTTTTGAGAACCTTCTCTGAAAGTTGTTCTGGAGGAAACTGTTCTATAAGTGCTTTTGCAGTCTGTTTATGATGCCTGAATACTGTGTCAATTCGTCCTAGATTATTCGTTGCAAGAAGACAATCAGACAGAGGGAAGTTCCTGTACATTGGACCTTCTCCTGGAACATCCTCAATAAACATAATGGCAGTTCCAAATGCACCTAAGTCTGCATAGTACTCATATACTGCAGGATGGAAGTTGCATTGAGGACGAGACAGAAACATCTGAATCTGTTTTGTAGTCTCTTCTAACCACAGATTGACATCTCTATTTTGTTCTAAGGCACGTACTCTAGGTTTTAGAATAAACCAAGGTGCTGCTGCAGGAGTAAGGATATTATGCATACCTGCTGCAAATCGTGATAATGCACGTACTGGAGTAGAATCAAAGATCTTCTGTCTTCGTTCATTTCCAGGATTACGGTCTTTATTATGGAAATCTGCTCGTCTTGGAATAACCATTTCAGCAATCTGATTCCATTGACCTTCCCATGCAGATCGGTTGGACTTCAGATATTCGTATTCCTGAATAATATCAGATGCAGGATTATCTTGATCTTCGTAAGCCATACCTAACCTATTCTTCGTGCATTGATTTTAGATGCAGACTGTCCTATTGTCAGCATGGTTTTCCTTCGTCCTCCTAAAATTGGATTCATCATATCTTGTCGAATATTCGATCTTGGTAAAACTTGTTCTTGCAATGCAGCATTTGACATGTCACCTCCGACCATGGGTTGTGCTGTCGTTAGTCCAGTTCCAGGTCCAGTTCCAGGTCCAGGAGTGCTAGGAGGAGTTAAGTTTAAATTCTCTCCCATATTTACGATAAGTTCTGTACCAAACTCCGGCATCGTCGATCCGAAGAGTTGAGTTGATGCCCAATCATTTAGATTGCTTAAACCTTCTACTACTTGTTCATAAGGATTATTAACAAAATCGTGTATAAAAGTACCAGTAGCATGTACTACATCCGCAGCTCCTGTAACTGTTGCATTTACGAATTCAAGAGCTGACTCTGCCCCCTCTGCTATTTGTTCTTCCAGAAAAGTCCCTGCCTCAGTAAGAGACTCTGCCCCCTCTGCTGCTTGTTCTTCCAAAAAAGTTACTGCTTCACCAGCGGACTCTCCAAATTCCGCTCCCTGTTCTCCTATTCCTGTTATTGTTGCATCTATGAATTCATTAGCAGATTCTGCCCCTTCCCCTAATTGTTCTACGGCTGTAATTCCGAAATCCTGGACAGACTCTAATCCTTCTGTTAGTAAAGTCGTAGTCGCTCCAGCTAGGTCTTGCGTAGTATCGACAGTAACACCACCACTGAGATCAAGGTCCGTTAAGTCAATGTCCGTTAAGTCAACATTAGTCAGGTCTGTAAGGCTACCTTTAACGTTATTAACTAAATCATTCAGACTACCCAGTAAGCCACCACCACCTGAACCTATTCCTTTTGGCAGACCAGCTATTGTATTATTAAGATCTTGGATCTCAGAGACTGTATACTCTTTGCCTCCATGAGTCAGATAAGGATCAAAACTGTCTGTATCAGGATTGTATTTAAAGTTTTGTTCTAATCCTGCATTAGTCGGGTACTTTTCATTAAGTTGTTTAATGATCTCAGCACTGTTAGCAAAATTAAAAGTTCCAGCATCTTTTGGTGCGGATTGAGCAATGGTAGTCTTAGGTGGACCTACCTGAGTCCCAGGAGGAGGACGTTGGGATGGCGGTGGTTGTAGATTATCATCTTCTGGTCTAACGTAATCTTTATCTACCTCTAAAGTTTCTCCTGTGTCTTTATCTATAGTTTCCAGAAAACCAGTGTCAGGGTTTACCTTACGTAGGATATTTCTCCCTCTGTATCTTGGCATAACTTTTATATCCTCAGTTCTTGATACAACATTCTAAACATTAAGCAGTATGTCGAGCATTTATTTGTTTCTTAGATAATCCTCTTGTCATAAGAGTACTAGACCGACCATCACGGTTTTTGTTCTGTTGTCTGATCCAACCTCCTGGAGCTTGTTGGCTGATGTCTCCATACCTTCCAAAGTTAGATCCAGTACCTGCAATCTGGGTTTTTAGTAAGGTATCACCTGGACTTTTGTTAGAAGTAGAGCGTTTGGGATTTCTTTTCCAACCATAAATATCATCTTGACCTAGTTGACCCTTTATTGCTCCTTCTAGACCTAATATAAGTCCAGCACCCCATTTACCTAATGGACTCCAACCAACTTCATTTCCTCTTTCCCAACCAGCATTCCAACCTCCTGAAATTCCTTTGGGATCTAGTGTTATCTTTGTAGATCCTCCCCACTCACCTCCAAAAGATGGTGTAGAGGGGATAGAGTAAGGCCATGCCCCTACAATAGGACCTTCATATTCATGAGATTTAGAAGACTCTTCAACAAGTTCTCCTTTCTCTTCATCCCATGTCCAGACTACCTCTGTGTATACTTTCATAAGTACCTCTATGCTGCGAAATATTGATATTCGTCATCGAATGTTCCGATGCCGTGGTCCATTCTCTTAGAAAAGGTTAAACCTTTTGCATAACGTAGTGACATGACTGCATAACGTGCTGCAGACATAAGATCATCACGTTCCTTTACCACCTTACCATCTTTTCTGTGATACATCCTCATTTCTTCAAAGAACTCACCCAAGTGGTCAAACACGAGTAACCGTTGAGTCTGGAACTTCTGAAGCATTTCCATGAGTCCTGGTTCGACACCCTGACCACCTTCAGGGTTTTCAAAATGCTTTGGGAACATATTCATCCCCTGCCTTCTGTAGATCGCTGCAAGGGGTTCTCCTGAGCCTTTATCATGTTGTGCACCATCATGGGGCCATATAACAGGAATCCAGTCACCACGGGCTTTTATAGCCTGTGCATGAACTAATGGAGTCTCTCCAGACTTTCTATAGGTATCATACACGTATGCAACATCATGATCCCTGTCATGAGCAATCCACACAGCAGCAGTAGGGTGATCATATCCAAAATCAATAGCACATATCCTCGACCAGTGTTCTGGGATGGCAAATGCAGTACGTTTAATTTGTTCAACATCGATAGGAAAGACAAGACCACTACCCAGTACAGGTATACCCTCAGAACGCATTTTTCTTTCATGCGGTGGTAATGCAGCAAGGATTTCTTCTTTGATTTCATCATCAAGGTGTGGTGCATCATCCCAAGTGGCATTGTAGAGTTGTTGGTGTGGTTTCAGATTGTTCATGAACTGAGCAACGACATTCGTCATCCCTGATTCTGGAGTAAATGTCATATAGGTCAAACCACCGCTTTTGAGGGATGCCCGTAATGCCTGACTGTAGATGTCCTGTGGCGGTTCCTCGTCCATCCATACTACATCTATCGCTTTCCCCATCCATGCCTGTTTCCCCTGCTCGTAGGATTTCAAATAGCACTTGGAATTTTTTCCTGATGCATGTTTGACAGTCACGGTAGAGACTGCGTTTGGTATTCCTGGTTGGCGATCCCATTTTAAAATCACATCTTTAGGAAGTGCTCCTTTACCAAAGTCTTCTTCATCTCCTGGCTCTCCTAATAGTTCTGCTTGTACAATGTCTCTTGTGTTTGCAGTTGTATTTCCTGCTGCCCATGCCTTGATTGGTCCTGTGAAACGATACCCTTTCCACCATTTCGGATACTTACCTGTCAAATGAAATGCCATCTCTGCAGCACCACAGAAGGTCTTACCAGTCTTATTTGCTGCCATTAAAAGCCTCTGCCTTGCCAGTCGCCCATCGTTGTCTTTTGCAGAGTGAAAGTTGTTTTGGTACTCATAAGGATCATAAAATGACAGTCTATTGGTATCCTTCTTTTCCGTAATCTGTTCGGCAAGCTTTATTGCTTGCTCTAAGCGTTCTGGTTCAAGCATCTGGGCTAATACCTGCTCCTGGGTCCATTTGACGTTGCCATCGTAATTGCTGTACGGATGGTATGATCCCCATAGTCATTCTGCTCCAGAACTCTTGTTTGAAATCTTCTTCTGTAACAGGTGCTCCTAGATTCCCCCATGAAGGTTCTGGACCTGTTGCACCATCAGTACCCAATCCATAAAGTGCTTCCTGCTCGTTTAATCTTTGTACATTTTTGTAAGCAACTCCTGCACTTAGAGGTCCTGTCATTAATCCCATTCCAAAACTGAAGATACCCAGTTTAGGATTGATCTTGCCATGAAGTGCTTGTTCTCCTGTTCTGAGTTGTTCCTGTCGAGTCATCCAATCTCCTGTCAACTTAGACTTCTTCATATCAATGGTTTCTTTATATTCCAGATTCTGTTGGACTTTACTGATTCCACCTTTTTCGATAGGAGATCCTTCAAGTGACGTTTGGCCTTGATAAAGTCGTGTGCTTTTAGTTGGTTCGGATCGAGTACCACCTTCTAGTTGATCTTGTAAACCTATCGTTGGATCATGTGCTGCATTTGGATACGGATTAATGTTTCCTGGTTTTATCTTAACATCTGGTACTTCTCCAGGTTCCAGATTCAATGTTAGTTGTTTTGGTTTAACCTTATCCGTCAATACAAAGGATTCTGACTGTGGTGCAACAATGGGTTCAGAAGGTGCTACTTTAGCTTCTAAAGCCTTACTCATCACATTAGGTTCAAATAGGGTTAATTGGCGTTGTATACTTGCAGGTTCTGGTTCTGGACCTTTTACGAACTCGCTCAAAATCCCTTTTGATGCAAAATACTCTAACTTTTTCCAGCCTCCTTCAGATTGGAGGTTTAGTTTTTGTTCTGCTGCTTTAACTTCCTCTATATCAACCATAGAGGTTTCTTTAGGTTTTATTTTCGTTCCCTGCCACACTCCCTCCCAAATATCGCCCCTCAATTGCTTCCGTTCACTGTCGGTCCCTTTTGTCCTGCGTTGACTTATTTCTTTGCTTTTCTGTACGGAATGGAAAGGTATATCTTCTTTGGGATCAGTTTCATAAGCAGGTTCTCCTTTTCTTCTCAATTTACCTGCTCGTAGTGTATATTTATCTGCAGTCGAATCATCATATGCAGGAGCATTAAGTCCCTTTTGAGTATGAGCACCACGCAGGACCAGATGTGCCAGAATTGGATCGATTTCCCTTAATTGGGCTACCTGTGCTCCTTGATACCTCTGTAATAGCTTTGTTGTTTCCTGATGCCAAGCTTTACTGCCAATATCGTATTCTTTAACAATGTTGTTGTATTGTTGCCGTATCTGCTCCATCTCTTCCTGGACTGTCTGATTCTCATCCTTTCCTACAAAATCATCTACTGTATGCTGATGGACTTTACTAATATCTATTTCATTATCCCACCCTGTTGCAGAACCTGCTTGAACTTTTTGTATCTTGTCTGCTTCTTCAAGAACTTGATCCAATAATTTGACATATTGTTTCTGATTTTTGATGTTTATATCAGATTCGTCAAAGCGATCTAATTTCATAGTCTCTGAAACAGAAACTTCTTCCATAACAGGTAGAAGCAGTTGTTTGCCTAAATTCCTTGTTGTTGTATATTCAGGACCACCACGGCCTATATATCCTGGAGGAACACCTATACCCCTGCTTAATGCTCCTTCAGAAGTATCTGTTCCTGTTTTATGGGTTCCTAAAGAATAACCTTCTCCTTTAATATCTTTGGATGCATCACCCCATGCTTCTTTCCCTAGTCCAATTGTTTCATTAAAAGAAATATCATCGCTTCCTCTTGCTTCTCCAAATCGGAAATCATAGCTAAGAGGATTCTTGGCATCCAATAATAAACCTTCTTTTGAAATAACCTTATCTGCTTGTAGCGATTCAAGATTTTTACGTGGTGTACTTGGATCTGCACTTCCAAAATTGAACTTACTATTGGGATCATCCGCTTTGGCAAACAGCATCGGTATCACTTCATTCCGAAAAATATCTTTAAATGCCTGTTCACTAATGATGATATTCGTATCAAACTGAGGTTTTCCTTGTCGCTGCTTCAATTTACTTGTTTCAACCGTATATTGTCCTGTTTCCTTTGCCTGTGAAAATGCTTCTTTGAAGAATTGTTCAAGTTTTTCCCATGGAGTCCATTTATCGCCAGTAGGTTTCAATGAGAATGTTGTCTGAGAAGTACCTTTGGCAAAAGGCGTAGATACCACATTTTCTGCATTTGCAGGATCTTTTACTGATTGAAGCTTCTGTGCATCTGGACCTAATTTCCCAAATTCTCCTTTTTTCCGTGTGTGGTACGTCATCTTCCCACGTTCTACAATATCATGCTGAAGAAACTCTTTAATTGGCTTACCCTTCTTGTCTTTGAGGATTTTCCCAGAAGGATATGATTCCCTCTTGTAATTCCAGGAAGGACCAGTCTCTTCTGAGACTTTAGCTGACGTTTCTTCAATAATCTGATTGAAATATGCCTTAATTGTTTTAATTTTCTCTGCAGAAATGTAGTTATCCTTCAAAATCGAGGATTTGATAGGGTTCCCTGCATGTACAAAGGACGGAGAATAACGTAATACTTCATCTGTATAGATCGTTTCACGGAAATCTGGAGTCGGAGGTATTGCAATCCTCATTAAAATCTTATTCTCGACTGGGTTTTTGACTAAATTACGTTTCGAACCCTTCCTATACTGGAATCTCTTCAGATTTAGAGTCTTAACAACACGTTGTGACTTCGTTGCTCCAGTTTTATGACTGTGCAACTGCTCCATTCTTTCTAGGAATGGGTCATTTGTTACTTTCTTTGCCATATCCGTCTAATTGATGACTTCAAACGTCTCACTTTCACTTGAAACAGGCTTACGTATTGATACCTTTGCGAGGAGAACCTTTGCTCCATCTGATCCCACCATTGCAACCAACTGCGCTTCCATCTCTTCAACTGTCCTTCTGATCTCAATGTCTCCTTCTGTTCCACGATAGCCACTCCTGTCCAGTAAATCCTTTGCTGCCTGAAAACGAACTGTCTCACTCTCACTACGGTCCATTAAACGCTCCATCACATTCAATGCCTTCGGTCCTACATGCTTCAACTTCTCACGAGTCAAACTCTCTATCTCTTCCTTCAACTGACTCTTCAGGTTCCAGGCATGATTCCGCAACTTACGCTGATCACCCTTGTCATATCCTGCTAACCTTGCTGCCTTGACTGCATCTCCTGATTCAACAAACTCCTCTACAAACATCCTACGCTTCGGAGATCGTATGTGGCTTAAGTCCATGTGAACATTGTGAACGTGGTGAACATGCTTTGACTCAGATAATGTTAACCATTACTCTAATGGGTTGCCTGTTATACTATTCACTAACTTCCGTATCCAACCTCCCTTACCTCCTCCTCTTGTCAATAACGTCCCCCTCTGTCTTGCTTCCTTGTTTCCTCTTGAAAACGGACTCTGACCCTTTGATGTTCCTGCCTCTGGATTCTTCTGGTGCTTGATCTCATGGTATGAACCTCCACCAGCAGTACGAGTACCTGCATCATTAGCCCGTCTACCTCCTCCTAAAAACTGATTCTTCCTGTTTATTTCTTTACCATGATAATACTTCGGAACTCTTCCTGGACTCTTTGAATCCATGATATGACTCGTTCCCTTGTGCAAAAAGTCCTCTTTCCCATATAAATCTTTATCTGACATCTCGCTACACTCCTAATTATTCCAAGTACCTCTACTACTAACCCTTCTCAATCTACTTTGCAAATCCTTTTTGCTTGTTAAACTTTGTAACACCTATTCCTACCCAATGTAGGTGAGGGGGTATACCCAGACACGTCGAGACAGCGAATTTGTTGGGGGGGCATGCCTTCGCATATAAACGTCAACACGAACCAACCCAACCCAGACGACCAATGTGGACGACACGCACGGCCTACACTAGTGAGGTAAGCACTACAGGGTACAGTACAGGCTACAGAAGGTGACATGCGAGGCTATATGGAAGGGCACACAAGTTTAAGCGACCAGGGGAGTTTCCAAAATGGAGTTTTTTTATAGGTTGTTCCCTCAGTCAGCAGTCCAGTTGGCAGGGACATCCTAACCGCACAGCACTAAAGGAGTTCGCTATGCAAGTATCAAACACTGACACAACAGAAACCTTCGTAAACGTACGGGCCGAGGTCACAATGGAACATGCCGTTGTATTTGCGGATTTACTGGTTGACCGAGCGTCTTTGGAGTTCAGCAACTATGAACCAAAGGACGAGCAGGGCAGAACACCTGCACCAGGACCTAGGCAGGAACTGACTTCAGACCATACGTTACGCATCCCTGCATTCTATGACCGTAAAGCAGGAAAGGGGCACCTCATCGCCCTAAACGCCCAACCTCTCATAGTCGAGACAGAGGCCAGTAAAGGCGACCGAGGGCACACCACAAGACCTGAGCCAGAGTACATGGTTCAGCAAATAGGAGATAGGACGGTCTACGGGGTTTGGCCGTTCTACGTCAACCTCACGTCTGAGGAGATAGAAGCTATCAATTCCACCGGAGACGGTAGGGTCAAGATAGAGTACAGCCGTGCAGATGAAGATTGGCTTCCGACCGAGTGGGACGCAAAGACGGTGCGTGTCCTCGCAATGAGGAAGACCGCAACCGCATCTGCAGAAACGCAACAGGCAGTAAACGAAGCCTGAGGCAGAACAACAACCTGGCATTCCGAGAGGGTGCCAGGATACTACTTTTTGAGGGCACGGAATAATTATCGGAGCGTTGAGAGTGACTGGACGTTATACCAGTTAACTTTCACTAACAGAGGGATGTATAGAGATTATCTCTCTAAATAAATAACCTATATAGATATATCTATAGAAGTATATCTATAGAAAGGTAGATATGGAACCTATTGAGCAAAATTATCCATACAGCAATAAAAGGGATATGGATTGGGAGAGGGAAGCTCGTGAACATTTAGCAGATTTAGCTGAAGAAAGGGAGCTTCAGTTCGATGAATAGGGCATTTTTGGGTTCAGTAATAGCAGTAGTAGTAGCATTCAGTATCATACCTGTCATACCGCTAGTGATAGCATTTCTGGCAGGAATAATCGTTAAACGTCGAATAGGAGACGAATATGTATCAGGAAAGCGAACAGTTGATGGCGAACTATATGGAAAAACTTCTCAAATCACGAGGAGTGAAGAAGGGCAAAGAGGTCATATCCAAGTCTGGGAAGATAATCAAAAACCAAGGGAAAGAAGCACCGAATACATTAGTTAAGCTCATAAAAAACATTCTAAGTGCGATCTTACTAATGCCAATAGCATTATTTATCATGCCATTCGTAGATGCTTTTAAATCTGACAAGGCAAAGAAACCTGGGATGCTTGATAACTTCAAAAGAGATACCAAGTGAAAACATACATCCTGATTAAATACTGGGTGATCCTGCATCTAATCGCAGGGTTGATAGGGTCAGGCATTGGCCTCATAGCAGGTCACACGTACCTGCTTTTAACTTAAATAACCAAAGGGCTGACATGGAAGAGTTGGCCCTAGAAAGGAATATATGAATAGGAATATAATTAATCGAATATTACGAAAAAAGAGTCGTAAAGAATTGTGCCAGGAGATTATTCAATTACACTCTCAGTTACATGGGTTGAGAGTATCAACAGGCATTAGAATCAGTGCACTCAAGCAAAATATGGAGGTTTAATGCCTACATGGAAAACAAGAGGTGGTGAGATCTTGGATATGAAAGATATGAGTACAAATCATATTAAAAACACCTTGAAAATGCTTGAACGAAACGAAGCAAAAATTGGATATGCTTTGATGGCAAAGTTTGAGACATTTGCTTCAACTCTCACAGGTGAAATTGCAACAATGCATGCCGATTCAATCATTGATGCATTTTATGAAGATAATGATGAATATGTTGATATGAGTTTCGATATAAAAACATATGCACCATACAAAGCTTTAAAGCTTGAACTCGTAAATAGAGTCATCAACAAATAAACAATGCGTGGGAGTATGAGGTACGCAACAGGACCAAGTGTAGGGTTCGCCCTTCACCTCATGCTCTCACGTACATACTTTTTTACTTCTGCGATGAATTAGCGGAGCGTAGAGATAATATGCGACCAGTAGTATTTTTTTAATGGATTTATTTTTTTTTAGTTTCCCCCTTATCGGAGCGTAGAGATGGATCATCCGTTACATGATGACAGTCACCTACCTGAAGAAGTAGAGATGACTGATCAGAATCTAGATAAACTTATAGACACAATATTATTTCGGTTAACATCAGAAGATATATGGGATTATGCAAAAGATGCATTTAAGTCTATTTACGATAGTAACCCAGACGAATTCCAAGAAGATTGGAAAGAATACATGGAGGAAAAATGAAAGATACAAGCTACTGCAGAGCATCAAATGACGCTTTAGATAGAGCATGTGAACAATTAGTCGGTCACACAAGATGGGACTATGTTGATGAAATAATTCCCTCAGATACCGTGCAATGCGGAGTTGGAGATGATGTTATACATCTAATCGCGATATATAAAACACCTTTAGAAGAAGAGGAGGAATAATGGATAAAGACCCTAAAATACAGTGTCCAAGCTGTAATGGATCAGGATATGGACATGTGAACCTTTTAGACGAATGGGATAACTATGTTAGTGATATTGGGCCGTGCGATATCTGTGGCGGTAGTGGGTACGTTAGCAAGTCTCATCGTGCAGAAATTGATAGCCAAAGTAATAGCGATCAACCGTCAAACATGGAGTCAGATGAATTACCATTCTGAATTAGATGATAGTTTTGAAGATCAAATGGTCATAGATCTTGTACCTACGGGTGCAGAACGTGCACTGATTGCAGAAATGTGTGATGTGTACGAAGGAACCCTCTGGAAAGAAGCTTCATTATCAGGACTTCTTGAGCAGGGTAAACTGGAGCAAGTGGAAACGATGCGATTAAAGTGGAAGTTTCCAAAAGTTGTTCCTATTGATTACACAGAATCTATTGAATAAGGAATATATGGATTTATCAGCAATAGCAAAGCCTTTACTTCTGGAACTATTAAAAGATCCAGAAATTCAGACACAAATCCAAGGTCTAAAGGATAGTGATAACGATGATGCCATCAATGAATGGATGGACAACAATGCAACAGATAAGATCAACAAATATATCGAAAACAACGGAAACCTAGAAGATAACGTCAACGAAATCATCTCAAACGGTTCTTGGGATATCTCATTTTCATAAAAAGGAACATATGGATCTAATTGAAACAGTAAAAACAGTGAAGCATATACGTGCCCGTTTTGAAGTCACAGAACTCATAACGATGCGTAATGCACTTCAAGTATATATGAAGTATGCAGATCAAGTAGGAGAATATGATGGTTACAATGCAGAATGCGTCATGAGGAAACTTGAAGAGTTATTCCAGGATGATGAAGTGAATATTCCATATAATAATACGAAAGGGAGCATCAAAGACAAAATGAAACTCAGGAAGATGGTGAATGTCAAAGATTGGGAAGAGCTTGTAGCTACATGTCCCTCGAATGATGAATCAAAGAAGGAGACTGCATGAAGCCAGGATACGACATCAATGATCTAGTAAAGAAGATCAAGAATGATGAAGAGATAAAGCGTGATTTCCACGTACATGACACGAACAATATACAATTCAATTATAGTTCTACTGAAATATTCGAAGAAGATGGTACTTCCTCAAGTAGGAATACACCTCTGATTAATCTTTCCACCCAAAGTGGTATGATTCAATTAGAGATGAATGACACCATGACGACTCAGTTGGCAAACAATATACAATTGCCGAAGAGTTACTTCGATAAATGCTTACAGAAGGCTCCTGATCTACTCAGAGACAATGTACAGCACTGGTTTAATCATGAACCAAAGCAGAGGCTTATACGTGCTTGGGGTGATACTGGTAGAGCTTACTTGAGCAATGCATATGCTACGATTGATAACTTTGATGTATTACAGGCAATAGTACCCATTGCAGACAAGCATAACATGGTGGTTAAGGATAGTTACATTACTGATAATCACATGTACATGCGATGTTTCATGCCTAATATGACTAGAGATATAAGTAAGCAGCAGAAGGGAGACATAGTAGGATTAGGTTTTCTTGCCCAAAACTCGGAAACGGGTCTGGGCAAGATCAAAGTCTCTCCGATACTTGAGAGGCTTGTGTGTCTCAATGGTATGACTGTCAACGATGCAAAATACACTATACAAAGAAAGCATATTGGGTCTAAACGGGATATGGCTTTCAGTGCTGAAGTCTACAGAAATGAGACTATCGTTCAGCAGGACCGTGCATGGCTTATGACGATGGAAGATGAGATGACTCATTTGTTCAATGGACAGACATTTGAGGAAATCACAGACAGAATCATAGTATCTCAAGACAGTGCAGAAGTTGAAAGACCTCAGAAAGCAGTAGAAGAGATCACAAAGAAGCATAAATTCTCTGAAATGGAGTCTGAAGCTATCCTGGAAGCATTATTACTAGGAGGAGACAGAACCAAATGGGGAATGGGTAATGCAGTGACCACTGCAGCAAAACAATGCACCTCAGTTGATAGATCCATTGAAATGGAATCAATCGGTTGGGATATTGTCAATATGAAGTCACGCAATTGGGAGGATGTTGCATTAGCAGCATAACTCTGTGATATAATATCAAGGGGCTGAAAGGCAACTTTTGGCCCTTTTCTTTGCCTTTTTTGTTGACAAGTATGAACAGATGTCATAATGTTGTTTAAACTTTAAACAAAACAACACTATGTCTCACTTACAAGAACAAGTTAAGTTCTGGGGAGGAGTAAACCTGAAGGAAATCGCCCAGGATGTTGGCGTTACCAAGACCTATGCATACATGGTAGTCGCAGGGACGAGACAAAACTCTGCAGTTGCTTCAGCAGTGCATCAAGCACTATGGAGACGTAAACGGGATTTGAAGAGGAGATTACTCAACGAATCCGAATAATCAACCTGAATTGAAAGGTTATATGGACATAGTACAACCCCCCTGGATGCCAGATATTCTCTATAAGGCAATCCTCAAACAACACGAAACTTATGATAAGGGCAACAGTGATTTAACAGTCACTGAACTTATCAAACCACCTTGGCAAGCTGCACTTCAACGTAAACACCATGATGAAGTAACAGAAGATGCTGATAGCAGGATCTGGAGTCTATTTGGATCTGCTATACACTCTTTCATAGAGAACTCTTCAGATGATCAAGGTACAGCAGAAACACGTTATTTCATCAAACGTATGGGTAAGACCATAAGTGGTCAGATTGACTATAAAGAATATAGAAATATAGGAGATGATTTATGGCATACAATCTATGATTGGAAAGTCACATCTGCATGGTCAGCACTAAATAACCCTAAAGGTAAACAAGAATGGCATGATCAGCTTAATTTGCTGAAACTTCTACATGATAATCAGCAATATCCTATGAAAATGTTAACAGTAGCCAGACGTATAACAGATCTTGTTGTGATAGCATTCTACAGAGATTGGTCGCTCAACAGTTATAGGAATGATCCTGCTAAATATCCACAGCAACCCTATCAACTTATAGGAATACCTATATGGTCTAGTCTTGAAGCAGAAAAGTTTCTGTTAAAGCGTATAGAACTCAACATGGAAGCTGATTTTAATGTTAATGCCAAATCTTCACAATTGGAAAGGATGTATCTAAAAGGTGATTTGATATGTTCAGAAGAAGAACGCTGGCATAAACCTGATACATGGGCTGTTAAAAAGGTCGGCAATAAGAAAGCCACTAAGGTTTTAGATAATTATGATGATGCATTTGCAAAAGCTCATGACTTATCTACTGGACCATCATCTTATGAAGTTGAATTCCGTCCTGGAGAAGACACTCGTTGCATGAGTTATTGCAATGTAAATACTTTTTGTCCCCATTTTAAACAATTAACAAAAGAAACTGAAAAGGCAGCATGACTGAACTAGCAAGAACCGAGTTTATTCCATTTACAAAATCTCAACGTGAATGGAACTTTGATATGCAAGAAGTAATTAAACATGTTGATCCACAAGGTAATGGATCACCTGCAGAACATAAGTACTTCTTTGAACTGTGCAAAGCACAAAACCTTAATCCTTTGATCAAGGAAGTCTACTTCATCAAGTATGGCGGTAATCCTGCTGCAGTAGTGATTAATGTAGATACATTTGTATCAAGAGCCAATGAGTACCCTGATTACAATGGATATACTGCAGGTTGGACAGTAGGTACAGAAACAGACCATCAACCATCAGAAGTACCATTCGGGAAACTACTGGGAGCATGGTGCAAAGTAGGTCGTAAGGACAAGCACTATGACATAGTTGCCACAGTTAGATTGGATGCCTTCAATACAGGTAAATCACGCTGGAAGATCGACCCTTGGGGAATGATTCAGAAATGTGCAATAGCTGCAGCACATAGGAAAGCATACCCTAAAGCATTCACAGGCATGTATGAATGGTCGGAGATGGATCAGGCAAAAGATGGTGTTGTTGATATAACTCCGAAGAAGAAATCAACAACAAAGGTGGCTAAATCGGCTAAAGTGGCTAATTCTCCTGAACCTAAAAAGGAAGAACCAGTTGCTGAGACAACCGAGCAACCAGAACCTAGTGCAGATGCACAATGGAATGCAGAAGGTATAGGTGCAGACGTAGCAGCACTTATGAACCCTGAAGGAAATCCTGATAAGGATGCAGTTTTTGATATTGATTCCTATAATCGAATTAAAGACTACAAGAACGCAAACTTCTCAGCCTGGAAAGAACAACTATCAGAAGATGACTTTAATCGTGTTGTAGGTATGTTTAAACAACTCAGAGAAGAGTTTCCTGAAGATGTAATCAACTCAGCACAACCCGTATGATTAAACAACTCAGCACAACCCGTATGATATATTTCTTTGATTCTAAAATGGCAGAAGAAAATGGCATAAATCAGGCCATCATCTACGAGTTTCTGATTAGGAATATTTTATATAATAAAACCCATAAACAGAGAGAAGAAGATGGTCTATTTTGGACACCAGTTTCTTATGCTGCCTTACATGTGATGATGCCATTCATGGGTGTAACATCAATATACCGTGCAATCAGTAATTTGGTTATGAAAGGCTATATACTGAAAAAGACAGACAAGAAGATGCAATGGTTCTCAGCACCTAATAAAGTGTTAGAAAACAGCACCTTACCAGATGTTCCTATCAAAACGGAGGAACTTGGACCCGAAACCGAGTCTAAAGCACTTGCCTTTAGATCTATAGCATCTATAGAAGATAAATCTAATACGTCTTTAGATATTATCTCTCCTAAAGAAACAACATCTAAAGATATAATAAACCCCCCTATAGTCCCCCCACGGAATGAAAATGAGAAAACTGACCCTGCAGCAAGGGATCTGCTCTCATTGACTGCAGAATTCGCAGAACACAGGAAACAGATCAAATCACCTTTCACAGCAAAAGGTCGAATACTGTTTTTTAACAGACTGCAGAGATTCAAGATGCAGGGGTACAATGTTGAAGAAATGGTGGATTTAGCAATTATGAGTGGTTGGAAGAGTGTACATGAACCACATCAGAATTATAAATCTGCCTCATCCAAACAAGAAGCCCCTAAGTTCATTCGTCAGGGTATGAATCCTGATTTAATTGAGAAGGACATGTATGAACAATACAAGTCAGCAGAGCAAGGCGATGGAAACGGTAATAGTTACCCGTCTAGCATCAGCTTACCAAGTCCCGATAACCGAGAGCCTAATTAAAGCATGGTTAGACGCACTAGAAGTAGTCGACGATCTTCAACTAGCCCACAGCGTTCATCAGATGTTTCTGAGGAGCGAAATAGCACGACATCCGAGCAAGAAAGGTTGGATGCCGACTCCAGAGGAATTCATGGAAGCTTACAAACTGGAGAGGGAGACAAGAAAGAGGATCGCAGAGACAAAAAAGCCTCAGTTGGAGGTAGTCAAGAACAGGATCCCAATGCCGAAAGAGTTCAAGGAAGCAATGGACAAACTGACACAGAAGTGGTCTACGAAACAGACGAAGTAAGATTATTACGTGAATCTGTTCCAGGAGGCTACCTATACATAAGAGAATATTTCACAAGAGATATATTCCGCAATAGGAAACATATTGAACATGTAACAATGGCATATCTGCCAAGATAATTTGTGTTGTTGAATCATAGATCCACTCCATAGATGAGGGCAACATCTCAAATAAAGGGTCTAACTGATACGTCTTGAAGTTTCTGATAGATGAACTTCAGCCTTTTCATATCGGAGGTTCGAGTCATGAGGACAAAGGTGTTCAGCAACACACCAACCAAACTATAAAGGATACAATGAAATCCAAACGTAAAGGTACGTTATTACAATTAACAGTCAAAGAACTTAAGAATGATCTTAAGTCCAGTGCTAACAATAGACTAGAAGGTGTTACTACCCAAGTACATCGAAACAGATTAAATGCAATCAAAAATAATATAGCAAAATTCGGCTATAAAAAAGGATTGCCTGTAATTGTGAATGAAGAACTTGTTATATGTGATGGACATCATAGAGTCCGTGCATGTATTGAATTAGGTGTAGAAGCATATGTGCTTATAGATCCTGATGCACGAGTTGAAGATTATGCACAGATCAGTGCATCTGCAAATCGCTGGAATCTCAATGATTTCATTAAAGCTGCAGTGAATAACGGGAGTAAGGCAGCAAAGATCATTGAATTTTTAATGGAAAAGTATTGTTTTTCAGCAAATATTGTTATCAAAATTGAATTTGGTATAAAGCTTGTTATGCATAGAGCTATTGAAATGATTCAATCTGATACAATACATTTTAGTGACATTGAAGAAACAAAGAGGAAATGTCAGCATATCCGTGATTGTCTAGATCTTACTCCTATTAAAGACAATAGGATGGTCTTAGCAATTGCAGGTTTAATGGAACATGAACATTATGTTCCTGAAGTGATGCTCCGCAAACTAACACAGAAAGGAGGAGAAGTTTATGGGACATCAACTCTTAAACAAGCAAAGGAACAGCTTCAGCATATTTATAATCATGGAAGTCGTTCCAGGAAGATATACTTCTTAGACTGATGGTAAAACAGGTATGGATACCAACAGATCCTGTCGGGAAACCCAGGATGACACAAAGGGACAAGTGGCAGAAACGTCCTGCAGTAATGAAATACCGCAATTTCTGCGACATTTTGCGTCCCTTTTCAGCCCCTTTTCAGAAGTCATCCAGATTGTTGATAATATTCGAAATCCCGATGCCAAGAACATGGAGCAAGAAGAAGAGACTCGCAAAAGACGGGACACCTCATCAACAACGTCCTGACATTGATAATCTTCTGAAAGCAGTCCTTGATGCATTCTTTGAAGAGGACAAATTCGTATACCATGTAACAGCCAGTAAGATCTGGAAGGTCAAAGGTTCTATTTTCATATCGGAGGTTTATGATTAAGAAGAAATTCTTCAAACGGAGTTTCCGCAATAACGTCTATATATCGGTCTGTGGTGCATGGAAAGTTGTTAGGAGTACAACCCACACGAAAGAGCTTACATACGCTAAGACGCAGAATATGTGGGATTTATACAGCCTTTTCGACCCAGATGCCCCAGATGATAGTGCTTGGGAGTTTATTCAAACTTTCCCTAACATGAATGAAATAAAATCTTTTTTAAATATCAACCAAGAAGAGTACGTATGATTAACTCTATAGTTGCAACAGGTAGAATTGGTAAAAACCCTCCTAATTTAAAGGAAACCACGAAAGATGATGGTACTACAAAATCTGTATGCTGGTTCTCCTTCGGTATTACACAACATGGTAAGTATGCCAACCAACCAATCTGGATTAGTTGTAATGCACACGGGAATCAGGCTCGTAAACTAACAGAATGGTGCGGTCGTGGTGATACCCTTACTATCCAGGGGAAACTCATGGAAGGTAAAGGAAAAGACGGTTCTAAATATCATTTCCTATGGGTGGATGAATTCAGTCCGCATCGGAATATGAATGAAGAGAACCAAAAAGCACTGGATGCAGAAGATCCCATCTTCTAAATCCTTATGGTATAGCAACATCAAGTTCACGGTCTTTGAAATCAATGCAATTCTTAAAGTATTGAAACATGCACAAGACTTTGGGCAGGGTGTTGCTCCTGATGATACTGTAGCAAGTGTTGTATCTAAAATTGAGAACTATGAAAGGACTAAATAATGGGCAAAGGATTTGATTTTAAATCACCAAGAAGTAAAAAGGGTAAAGACTATCAGCGTGCTAGAGGAGGGCTATACCGTTCTTTTAATGGTTTTTTCCAAAGAAAAGCATGGGTAGCAGGAGTTACAAACTTTTCCTCAGATCCTGACAAACGCTTTATACAGAAAAAAGGCCGTACATGGCAAAAAGAAGGATTTAATTCCTTCAAAGAGTATTTCAATCAAATCAAAAAACAGGATAAGGAAGAGCTAGAGCACCTAGTCTCCAAAGGCAAGCATCCCATAACTATTACTGAAGAGAACTTAAAATGAGTGGGAAAATGAAATCAGTTTTTTCTACAGCTTATAAAAAAAGTTATAGAAATAAAGATTATGTGAAAGACAATTTTCAACAAGAATATTCTTTATATGAGGAAAACCATCCTCCTCACATTGAAGAAGCAATAGAGATCATTAAAAAAATAGAATCTGAAAAGGATCACCAATGCCTTCATACAAACCAGAACTTGGTATCGAAGTCCCAGGAACCTTCTTGACACCAATTCGGTTCTCTGACTCTGACAATGGTACTTTCTTCATCTATCGTTGCCGTTGTGGGAATGAAAAGAGAATACGTAAGAACAATGTCAAGAACAGGCCAAAAAAGACCAAATCATGTGGTTGTCTTCTTAAAAAAGCCCAGGAAAAGTTCGGGAAAGAAGCACCAACACGACAGATGGGGAGAACACCTTGGAATAAAGGACTTACTGGAATCAAAACTTCTCCCTTAAATCACCCAAGCCATAAGTGGAAAACTGGTAAGATTAAAATGCTGAAATTAGATGGAAGCATCGACTGGGTGAAAGTATCTGATGAAAAAATAGGTTCTGACAGCAAATGGTATAAATTAAAGAAACAACTAGGTATTGAATAACCTAATCTGTCAACCCCTTAAAATACTTAGATTTCCCCTTTACCTTTACCATCCTCATAACTTCCTTCCTGTTACCTCCCACACTACTATAGGATACGTGGACCCATCCACTATTCGGTCCTTCCTTCTGACCAGTTATCTTTGAAACTCTATCAGGATTGTAGTTCTCAAGAATTAGCTGGTCGAACTCCAAATTATCCCGAATCCATACTGCTAGTTCCAGATTACTTATCTTTTCACTAGCAATTTCTATATCTGCTGCACTTGAAGTACCTGAACAGCAATGCGACGAATTAGGAGATCCGTTTACCAGCTCATTCAGTGGTCTGGATCTGAAACAAGAATTAATCTTGGTTGCTCCAAACTTATCCCTTACAGGTTGAAGAACAGCTAAAACCAATGCTGTGATTCTACTGACAGCATTCGTATCTAAATGTTCTTCTTGATCTATTCCTGCATGTAATGCAGTAGGAGAATG